GCAAGAATACTTTGAAAGATTAGGAATTGCTTCTCCTGCTCTTCAACAGCAAGCTTCTTATACACCACCAATAGGACCAGCCGCTAATGCAGATTATCGTAGAACATTGGCATTAGGAACTCCTAGATATCAGGAACCTTCAGGACCAAATCGTAGTATTGCTACTCTTGCAGCAGCATATGGTTTAACATATGATGAAGCTGCCAAGAGGTTTGCACCACCAAGTGTCCCTGCAATGGGTGGTGGTGGTCTTCGTGGTTTGATGGAGTATAGTTAATGGCTACAGAACGTAATCCCTTTGATAAGATACCTGAAGCTACAGAGACTAATATAGTAGCCATGATGCCTGAAGAAAATTCCAATGTCTCTATTGAGATTGATCCTGATGACGGTGGTGTAATTGTAGACTTCTCTTCAGAAGAAGATGCAGTCATGGAACCATCAGAAGAAATCAGTGAGTGGTATGGTGATCTAAGTGAAGACCTCGATGAAGAAGAACTACAAGATATTGCAAGTGATGTAATTGAGAACTTCAATGCTGATAAAGATAGTCGGTCTGAATGGGAGTCTATGTTTGAACGAGGCTTTGATCTACTTGGTCTAAAGCTGCAAGAAGCATCAGAACCATTCCAAGGTGCATGTACTGCTGTACATCCCCTTCTAATTGAATCGGCTGTCAAGTTTCAATCAAAAGCTTCAGGCGAACTCTTCCCTGCCAGTGGTCCTGTCAAGACACAGATACTTGGCGCAGCCACACCAGAGAAAGAGATGCAAGCTAATCGAGTTCAGAACTTTATGAACTTCCAGCTTACTGAACAGATGCCTGAGTACTTCGATGAATTTGAAAGAATGCTTTTCCATCTACCCCTGATAGGTTCAGCATTCAAGAAAGTTTATTATAATGCTACACTGAAAAGGCCCGTATCTGAATTTATTCCTATAGACCAGTTCTATGTGTCTTACTACGCCAACGATCTCAGAAATGCGGACCGTTATACTCATGTAATTCAAAAAAGCCCAGTAGATATGAAGTTGGATATGATGTCTGGTGTCTACAAAGACATTGAACTTCCTGAACCAGCCCAGCTTTCTGCATCAGGGTTTGCCACTAAGATAGATAATATTCTTGGTCTTTCTCCATCATATGATTCTGATCCACAGTATGTTATCTTAGAACAACATTGTTATCTTGATCTTGAAGAAGAGGGTGTGCCCTGCCCTTATATCGTAACTGTTGAAGAACAGTCAAGACAAGTTTTAAGTATTCGTAGAAACTACAAGCAAGATGATGCAAACAAAGAGAAACGAAGTCACTTCGTTCATTATAGGTTTGTTCCCGGCTTTGGTTTCTACGGGTTGGGCCTTATCCATTTCCTCGGTAACCTCACCATGTCGGCAACTGCTGCAATGCGCTCCCTAATAGATGCAGGACAGTTTGCTAATTTACCGGGTGGATTCAAGGCCAAAGGAGTGCGGATGGTTGGTGACAACGATCCTATCGCCCCCGGCGAGTTCAAGGAGGTCGAAGCAACTGGTATTGATTTATCAAGGGCAATAATTCCCCTGCCCTATAAAGAGCCTTCCCAAACGCTCTTCCAGATGCTTGGGTTCGTGACTGCTGCTGGTCAGAAGTTTGCGGACAGCACTGAGCAAGTTATCTCTGATGCTGCCTCCTATGGACCCGTGGGTACTACAATGGCATTGCTAGAAGCTTCAAGTAAGTTCTTCTCTGCAATCCATAAGAGACTACACAAATCACAGAAGGATGAATTTAGAATCCTTGCACAGATAGATTATGATTATCTACCTGATAAGTATCCATACCAAGTACCTTTTGAAGATCGTGATATCTTCAAGGCTGACTTTGATGGACGTGTAGATATTATTCCTGTCTCTGATCCTAACATCCCATCCAATGCACATCGTATGATGTTGTCTAATATGGCTCTGCAAATGGCACAGCAATCCCCACCGGGAATGTTTAACATTGAAGAACTGAATAGAACAATACTTAGTGCTGCCAATATGCCTAACCTAGAACAGATACTTCCACTAAAAATTGAACCTCAACCTCTTGATCCTGTTTCGGATATCATGGCTGTTACAAAGGGTCTGCCTATTGCAGCATTCCCATCTCAGAACCATGATGCACATATACAGGTTAAGACAATGTATCTTCAAGACCCAATGAACGGTGCTAACCCTATCATGGCTCGTATCAAACCTGTACTTGAGTCTAACATTCAAGAACATTCTGTACTGAAGTATCAAGAACAAATGAATGGTGTTACATCACAGATGCTACAACAAGTACCGCCAGAACAGCAGGGACAGTCTACTGTTGTTGAGATGGCTATGGCACAGGCTGCACAACAAGTTATGCAAGCCAATCAACAACCACCTGTTCCAACACCAGAACAACAGCTTGTTGCTCTTGAACAGGAGAAGGTTAAACTACAGCAACAGAAGCTTCAAGCTGACACAACAATCAATGCCGCTGAACTTGAACTTAAAACAAAAGAGCTTGATCTTAAAGAGAATGAACAGATACTTGATATGCTTGAGTCTGGTGCTACTGATAACTTTAAACGTGAGAAAGCTGAAGCAGATAGAGAAGCAAAGAAAGAATTATCAGCAATGAATAATCTTGCTAAGATAGAAGTTGAAAAAATGAAAGACGAAAAAGATACAGAGAATACTAAAGTTAATACACTATCACGTGTAGCAATAGAAGAAATGAAAAAGGGAGACAGCTAATGATGACAAAAGGTAAAGGGTATTCGGAGCATGTAAAGAATACTGCAAAAGGTTTTGGTGATGCACCCAAGGCTGAAGTATGGGGTGGACGTGGTTCACGAAGTGTTCTCAATGAATGGGACAAATCTTCTTATGAATTTCCAGCTCCAAAGAAAAGCACTAAGAAGGCTTCACTGTAACCCAGATGGAAATGTGGGATGAAGTTGTGCAAGAATTTAACGAAGAAATCGAGAGATTAAAAGTATCACTGAGTAATGGTGTTGCTGAAGATTTTGCCCACTACAGACAACTTGTAGGTTCTGTACAAGGTCTGGAGTGGGCAAGAACAAACCTAACAGAAATTATTAAAAAAAGGATGTATAAAGAGGATTAAATGAGACAGGTACAAATGGGTAATGCAATGAAGAATGACGAATGGATTGATATTGAAGATGAAGTAAGTGACCCAGCTGATCTTCCAGAACTACCGGGCTTTCATGTTTTAGTAAGGCCCTTGACAGTAAAGAATAAAACAAAGGGTGGTATCTTTATTCCTGATTCCACTAAGGATGATATGAGTTATCTTACGACTGTAGGTAAGGTAATCGCATTAGGAGACTTGGCTTACAAAGATGTAGATAAGTTTCCCAATGGAGACTGGTGTAAGGTAGGAGACTACGTATGCTACGGTAAACATGCAGGGACAAAGCTATACTATCAGAATGTTAAACTATTACTATTGTTTGATGATCAGGTAATTATGCGAGTAAGTGATCCAAAGAATCTTGATCCTACATTTAATTTAGGAAAAGGCTCTAACTGATTTGTGATAAGCCAATAAGTATGGTATAATAGTATAACAATAAATTATTACGTAAGACGTTTGTCTCGTAAGCAACGGAGAATATAATGATTGAGAACGATGATTGGAGTACTGTTGAAGTATCCCAAGGTGAAGTAGAGTATGAAATTGAAGAGCCTGAAGTTAAGCAGGAGGCTCAAGAAGATATTAAACTAGAGATTAAAGAAGATGAAGTCGAAGTTGAAGAGCCTAAAGAACTTGAAGGAATTGAAACGGCTGGTGCTGAAAAAAGAATTAGGCAACTTGTTAAACAAAGAAAAGAACGAGAAGAACAAGTAGTATCTTTACAAATACAGAATGAAGAATTAAATAAAAAGTTATTGGGTAAAGAGAATGAAGTTCAGAGTATGGGTAAACGTACTCTTGATATGTCAGAGAAACAGCTAACAGATAAGATAGCGTTAGCAAAAGAAGTCTACCTAGAAGCATTTGATGAAGGAGAAAAAGAAAAACTTCTTAATGCTCAAGAAATGTTAAACGAAGCACAAGGTGATTTAAGAGCAGTCAATAATGCTAAAGCACGTTATGCACAACAAGCACAGCAAGCTGTGGAACAGCCAGTGGCACAACAGCAGCAGGTTCCACAGGCAGCGTCTGATCCTAAAGCAGAACAGTGGGCATCAGATAATAATTGGTTTGGTAAAGACAATGTGATGACTGCGGCTGCACTTGCTATTGATTCAGAATTAAAGAATGAAGGATATGATCCAAGTGATAATGATTTTTATCAAGAAATTGATAACCGAATTAAAACGTCTTTTCCACATAAGTTTGAAGAAGACAAAGAACGTGTTCAGGAAACTACGTCAAGTCCTGCTCAAGTGGTGTCGGGGAGTTCTCGCTCTTCTCCGAGTTCTAGGAAAAAGGTTAAGCTTTCGCAAGAAGATTTAAGGCTTGCCCAAAAATGGAATATACCTCTTGAAACGTATGCCGCCCAGAAGCTTAAAGTACATCAAGCTGATGGCGACTATACAGATATAAAATAGTAGCGTGGAGAATAAAATGGATACAACACGAAATGAAACACGTAGTGACAATCTACGAGAACAGAATCTACGAGAAGATCAATGGACCTATGAGGAACCCGATGCCCTCACTATCCCAGAGGTAGTAAAAGCACGTTATGACAGTGAAGGTATGGCCCTTCGTTGGCTGCGTATATCGTTAAAAGGTCAAGACGACATCACTAATGTTGGTAAGAAACAACAGGCAGGGTGGGTCTTCGTAACTCCTGATGAAGTTCCCGAAATGGCTGTTACATCCTTCGTGAGGGATGAAGGCCGTTACCTTGGTACAGTCTGTCGTGGAGACTTAGCATTGGCTAAAATGCCAGCTGGCAAGGTAAATGCCCGGAGAAAGCATTATGAAAACAAAGCAAATGATATGATGGATGCAGTAAATGCCCAGCTTATGAAAAACTCTGATTCTCGTATGCCTATCTCTAACACAAGTAAATCGGTAACAACACGAGGAAGGCGACCTTCTTTTCAGAACTAGCTTTCTTCATAACAAGGAGATGAAACAATGTCTACTACTAAAGCATTTCGTGGTTTCATTCCTGCTCGTAAAAAGAGTGGTGGCTACAATAACGAAGCCGTGACTGACATGATTACGTTGACCTCAACGGGTCAGGCTCAGTCGCCCTCTAATAACATTTTCACAGGCGATCCGGTAGTTCTTCCGGGTGCAAACTTTGCAACGATTTCGCCTTTCATTGCGGCAACTCTGAAACCTTCAGGGGTTTTCATGGGCTGTCAATATGTAGAAAATGGAGAGCAGAAGTTTTCCCGCTATTGGAACGGGGGCTTGAGTGCCACGGATATTAAATTCTTTGTAATCACTGATCCAGATCAGACGTATTACATCCAAGCATCTTTGTCGCTTTCAGCGGCTGAGTTGGCAATTGTTCGCAACTACAATGTAACAGTAAGTTCTACTGCTGCTTCGGGAAGTACAGTGACTGGTCAGTCCAGTTACTATCTTGACGGAGCTTCAGGCGTAGAATCTTCTGCTGCGGTTCGTGTAATTGGTCGTGCTAAATACCCAGACGAGAAAGATTCGGATGCGTATCCAATCGTTGAAGTATGGCTCAACCATCACCGTGATCGCTTTGTAGGCGCTACGGCATCAACAGCTTAATAGGAAGGAATTATTATGGCTATTAATAGAGCTAGTATTAGCAAAGAACTCCTTCCCGGTCTAAACGCTGTTTTTGGAATGGAGTATGGAGAGGTAAATAACGAGCATGAACCTCTTTTCGAAGTAGAAAACTCAGATCGTGCCTTTGAAGAAGAAGTACTCTTCACTGGTTTCGGTACTGCACCCACTAAGGGTGAAGGAGCTTCTGTTTCTTATGATGACGCACAGGAAAGCTATTCGGCCCGTTATACGGCTGAGACGATAGCTCTTGCCTTTGCTGTCACCGAAGAAGCAATGGAAGATAACCTGTATGATACGTTTGCCAAACTTCGTGCGAAAGGTCTTGCACGGGCGATGGCTAACACCAAGCAGGTTAAAGCTGCAAACATCTACAACAATGGTTTCTCTGATACCATTGGTGACGGTGCTGCATTCTTCTCTGCTTCTCATCCAACCATTTCTGATGGTCTCCAGTCAAACCTTCTTGGTGCGGCTGATCTGTCAGAAGCAACCCTTGAGACTGCACTAACTACTGCTCAGAAAACCAAAGATGATCGTGGTATTCTGATTGGTGCTTCTGTAGTTTCTTTGCATATCCCCGTTGATTACTGGGCCGTTGCTGATAAGATTCTCAGCAGCCCCGGCAACACCGGAACGAGTGCAGCCAGTGCCAACCCCAATACGAATGCTATCAACGCTATTCGTAACATGGGTATGGTCCCTGAAGGCTACTACATTAACCGTCGCTTCACTGATACTGATGCGTGGTTTGTTAAGACTGATGTGCCGAATGGAACGAAGATGTTCGTCCGTTCTCCGCTTCAGACTAAAATGGAGCCTGATTTTGATACCGGCAATCTGCGATTCAAAGCCCGTGAGCGTTACAGCTTCGGTGTCTCTGATTGGCGTAGCTGGTACGGTTCTGCTGGCTAATAAGATAGTTGAGAGGGGTAGTGTAAAGCTACCTCTCTCATACTTATAAGGGAGTTATTATGACAACAAATATTAAAGTAGCACAGAATGTAAGTACAGATGGTGCTCTTATCACAGGGTTTCGCTATGTAGATAGCGGCCTAACACTTGGAGATGAAGGCACAGGAAGCAATCCTACGCCCTCACATACCCGTGTTATGGCTATGCACGTATACTCCACAATTGTTGGAGATATTATTATTAAAGGTACTAAACAGATTACGAATAAGACAGCGGTAGGTACAGCTATTAGATACCGTGTTGCTGCACTTGATTCACAAGATACTTACATAGGAGATATGGGTGTAGGCGTATTTGGAATTGTAAGCGTTGCAACTTCAGGTGCCGCTGCTATGGCCCCAACTATTACATTATATGTAGGCTAACAATGTCTACATACTCTGATTTAAAAACAGCCTTAATTAATACCTCTGAGAATGATGGTACTGAATTTACTAATGAGATACCTAATTTCATTAGCAGAGCAGAGCTACGTCTAACAAAAGATATTGATGATGCAGGTTTGGATGAGTATACTTCTTTCTCATTTACAGCTAGTAATGCAGTTGTATCTCTTGGAGATAGAGTACGAATAGTTCGTAATGTAAATTTCACAACAAGTGCTGGAAGTAAAGTTAATTTACTTCAGAGGACAATTGAATACTGTAATGACTACTGGCCTGTAAGTGCTTCTACAGGTGAGCCACGTTATTATGCACGTAAGAATAACAGTTCTATATTTATAGTACCAACTCCTGTATCTGCTTTAACAGGAGAAGTACAAACAGCTTCACAACCATTGGCCTTGGCTTCTGCTACAGGCACAAGTGTTACTACAGCAAATTATTTTACGAACTATTGTTTTGACGCTTTGTTCTATGCTGCAATGATGGAAGTTACTATGTACATGAAGGACTGGACTACAGTTCCTGCATGGCAAAC